CCCGATACCCGATGGCCCCTGTCCCGCTGGCCCATCTCACGCGCCTTGCCGAGCATCCGGTCAAGCTCGCGATTCGTTTCCTGTGGCCGCACCGAAGGAGGGGAGTCCCAATTGGAACGATTGAACTCTCTGGCATGGTTGCTGACTCCAAACTGCTTGCAGAGTAAATCCAAATGGTTCCTGTCTCGAACGTGAATCTTCTGACCGTTGAAGTGGGTTGTGTCGAACTCCCAGAGGTTCTTGCAGTCGCTCAGGAGGGGCTTAACAAAAAAGCAGTCATCACAAAAGAATCCGTGCCTCTCTGCGGAGTACGAGAATGATCCACCCTTCACTTCTTTGTGCCAGCGGCAATCCGGGTTCGCACAGAGAACCCCACGGCGCCGACCGCCCTTCATGTAGTTTTCAACAAATGAATCTTCAACTGCCGCCTTTACTTCTTCCCCAAACGAGGTAAGCGGTCCTGCTTCTACGATCTCTTCTGTTCCGGTCATGGGAACCTCCTGCAATCATTATGGGGAATCTTCAGCGACGGCGCTACCGGATTCTTTTAGCAGTCGTGATTCTGCTGCCAAGTGGATCCCTGGCCGCCGCCCTGGCCGCTTTCCCCTCCATAGCTCCAAGTAACGTCGGTCTGGTCGAGCATATTTGAGGCGTTCTGCATCTGCTCAAGAGTGGTCCTGAACTCTCCCATCTTCTGAGCCGATACCGTGGGATCGTAGTATTTGCTGGTGCGGCCGCCAAAGATCTTCGCGTCGGCAATGGCTCTCCGCACAAGCACGTCCGCCCTGATGAACGATGGAGGCGAGTCGGTGTCAAGAACCATGTCCGGCGGCTGGATGTACGCCTGGAAGGGAAAGACCTGTGCGGAGTACGGGGTGGGCCACATCTCAATTTGAAACTGTCCGTCCGGGGTTGGAGGCATCGTTGCAAAGTAGGTCGTCCATCCGAAAGAGATTCTCCACGTATCCCAATTGTCGAGAGTCTCTTCGTTGCCGTTGACCTCTATCGGCCAGCCCATGTTCTGATTCTTCGCGTTGAGAAGGTACTTGACGTTCGCCCCAAGCGTTGCATAGACCTGGGCCATCTGGTATCCGCCCGTCCGAGTGGGTCCGCCATACGGAGTGTCGATTGTGAGAGTCTGAGCAAGAGCGTTGACATTGTTCACTGTCCGCCACGGTCCCTGAAAGCCGCCACGGAACTGCAATCCGATAAGCGTGTTCGTCCATGCCGTTCCTATTCCCTGAACGATGTTGCTTCCTTGAGTGAGAGTGCAAGTTCCTGAAACCGTGATCCGCGGGACGTTGATGACCCCGCGCACCTTGAGGGCATACCACTGATAACTGTCCACCACTTCGCGTAGAGCGTTGTTGATGAACCTGCCAGCGATCATTGGATCAAGATCTGGATTCCAGAGACACACCTCATTGATGCACTGGCGGAAATTGAGAGATTGAACATACGCCTGCGAACCGTTCGGTCCCACCTGCATCGGAAAGTTTGGGTTCTGCGTAATCACCACAGGCATCGTCTCACTCCAAAATTTGGACTATCGCTTCGCTGTCTTGCGTCCCTTGCCGCCACGCTTCTTGCCGCGCTTGCCCTTCTTCTTCGCAATCCGCTCGGCCTTCTTCAGGAAACCAACACTATGGCTCCTCGCCTCATCTTCAGGCTTTTCGTCTTGTTCACGCATCGCCATTACGACCTCCCAGACTTGCGGCCAAGAGCCTTGCGAACCTTCCCGCGTGAACTCTTCGGTTTGACTTCCTCGCGGTCAGCCAGTGCCTTCTTGACCGTGCCACGAGCCTTCGGTTTGACCACTTCCTGATCTGCCAACGCCCTCTTCACTGTTCCTGCCATGACTACCTTCCTTTCGTGCGGCCCTTCGACCGCTTGCTCTTCTTCTTTTTGTTGGGAAGACGATTGATGTTCTTCGTCTCATGCGCCCAACGCTTTGCGGTTCCCTTCTTCAGTTCCCCGCGCTTCTCAGCCGCAAACATATACCGCTGCTGGGCTTTACTCTTGAAAGGCACTACGACCTCCCGCCCGAGCGCCCCGCCTTCCGCTTCTTCCCGCGCTTCTTGTTCGTCAGACTCATCCCGGCCTTCCGCATGACCTTCTCGGCCTTCTTGCGCTTACTGGCAGGGATTACACGCTCGTTGCGGTGAACGATGGCTGGGCCGGTCTTGCGGACTTTTCCGCCCTTCCGGTAGGCCACTGGTTGAATGCTCGAAGTGAGCGCGGCAGAGCGGTCGGTTTCTTTCTGTCCAGACTTGGACAACGACTTCCCGGCCGCGCCCAACTTTTTAGCGGCACCGCTGTCTTTCCACCTGGAGCTTCCTTCAGAACTGGAAGAATCATCACTGTCTTCGTCAGCCATAACACACTCCCTTCAAACGAAAGGGGCGCACTCTTTCGAGCCGCCCCTCCGGTTAGTTGCCCCGTAGGGCTTAGTACCCAAGCAACAGCAGTTGGAATGCGTAACCCGAAAGATCCGTTCCAGGTTGAACTTCACCCGATGACGAACTCAGCCCAGAAGGCGCTCCGGTTACAAGAACAGCCGCGGTCCCAGAATCCGACGCAGTCGTAAACCCTGCGTTCTTCGTATTGCCAACAAAAATCTTGTTGGTCAAACTAGCAGCATTCACAACCAAGAGATCGCCGTTTACTCCAGCGCCGTTCGTGAGTCCCTGAATGACGGCAATGTAACCCGGCAGGAAGCTTTGAAGACCTGTCAACGTAACAACTCCGGCCGTACCCGCAGAAGATGCTGTTGCCAAAGAGTTCGTGATCGAGGCAGTAATGTCTCCAGAGTTGACAGGAGCATTGCCTGACGTGACCAACAACGATGCCGTACCAACGTCGGCCGCCGTGGTGAATGAAGTGCCTGTCCAGTTTGCCGTGAACTGCGTTGCCGAAGCTGTCGCAATCTGGGCAATGACACCGTTTGCCGTGGCACCGTTCGTCAACCCCTGAATGATGACAAATTGCCCTGGCGTGAACGTGTTTGCGCAGGTCATCGTCAACAGTGACGAGGTGGACAGAGAGTTCGTGATGTTGGCTACCGTTCCAGTCGTCAACAGGTTTCCGGTTCCTGCCTGAATCAACTGGTAGGTTCCGGTTGTATCGGCCGTAGCCGCCGTGATGTTTGGCGTCGGGTAGTTGGCCGTGAACTGCGTTGCACTCGCCGTCGCCACCTGCACAATGAGGCCGTTGAGGGCTCCACCCGCCGTGAACGACTGCAAGTACACAAACTGACCCGCGACAAGGTTGTTGGCGATCGTCACGGTGATGACGTTTGATGTCACACCGATAGTCGTTGACTTTGCCGCTGATACCGGACCAAGACCCAGGGTAATTCCAGGGTTCGGTCCCTCCCCGTAAATCTGAACCTTCTGTGTAGTTGGATTCCAAACTGGCGCCAAACCGCCTTGACTGCCTACGGGAAGCGCAGTCAAGATTCTCCAGAGATCGACGTTAATGAGGTTCGGAGTCGAGTTGGTGTTTGCCGTCTCACCGCCGACCAGAGCATACCCTCCCAAAGGATAATCCGAGGCCGCCGGCTGGAGGGTAACAAACTCTCCAGCCAAGTTGCCAAGGTTCACATCTCCATCGGGATTCTTCGTTACTGTGTAAGCCATGATTCCCTCCGGTTAGATGATGTCCGACAGGACAAGTACGTTCGCCAAGTTGCTCGAAGCCGCTGCAATCTGGATACCCAGAGCGCGATACCCCGGACCAGAAGCAGCCGCCACACCAGCGGACTGATAGGAGCCTGCATTGCCGATGAGCCAGTTGCCAGCCGCCAGAGTTCCGTTCGCGGGGCAGTACGCACCGGGAAGGTATCCAGCCACCTGAACCAGACCGTAGGCACCCTGCAACTGCGCCAGCGTCACTTTCGGAAGAGATGCGTAGTTCGGCATCCAGTAGCCGGCGACACTCGCCTGCAACCCGCCGAAGCCTTCCGACATGATCGGGGAAACGGTGGTGAAGGTGGTGTCCGTCCAGTAGACCGGAGCCGGAGCGTTTGCGGTCTGCCATGCAGCAAGAGTCGCGGCCGAGGTCGCAAGCATCTTCGCCAACACGTAGATTGCTGGCGAACCGGACGGATTGGCCGTTGTGATCGCGTTGATGCCCACGTACCGCTGTCCGAGAACCTGAATCTCTCCGATATTCGCATAGACCGAAATCGGCGAAGACGCCGGGTTGAACATATACGTGAGCACGTTTCCAGTGTCGATCTGGATAAGCTGATTTGACGGATTCAAAAATGCCATTGTCGTGTCCTCTCTTCAGCCCAATTACAGGGCGGAGAATGCCTCTCTGAACATGAGACGCGGTGCGGCAACAACCATGTTGCCACCGAACATATACTGTCCGGCCATGTCATCAGTGCTCTGCGATTCTTTCCAGCCCGTGAATCCAAACTGGTACTTCGGCACGTCGGAGACGTACAGGTAGATGTAGTTGGTGTTCAAACCAAACATCGTGTAGGTGCCGCCCAGAACCGAAAGGTACTGATCGACCACCACCTGCGCTCCGTTCCAGTTGAACGACTTGAACCCAACGTGAACGTCGGAGGTCTCGTCATTGAACCGTTGCTGCGGCTGGAGCTTGATCCAGAACGCATCCCACACCGGCTGTGTGGTCGCCAGCATATCCGGCTTCTCCTGACCGAACCAGGACGCACCGAAGGCCGTCTGGACGGTTGACAGGTTGAAGGCCGAAGGAGCCGCGTAGTAGGAGTTGATGCCCGTGTTGGCTACGCTGGAAATATCCGACCGGGTGATGCCGCCGTAGGTCGGGTAGTTCACACCGTTGTCAACGGCCGCCGAGAATCCGTCCAACTCAAGAGTCGAGTTCAACGTACCCTGGCCGTCACCGAAGACTGAAGTGCCAAGGATCTGAGCCATCGTTCCCGAAGCGTTGACCATCTTCGAGGAAACGTAACTCATGGCCGCTTCCGTCCCGCGGTTGAGAACCTGATCCACACCGTACAGCGTGATGTTAGTGTAGGCGTACTTCAGGTTGAACTGGAGGGCTGTGTCCGTCTGGACTGCCGAGGTGTCAAAGGCTTGGCCGCGCTGGAAGAACCCACCCTTCAGAGGCGCGTACATGATGTTGTGGCGAATGGTCAAGCCGCCGGGAAATGCGAATCTCCGCTTTTTGCGGAGGCGGGTGAATACCGGCGAAGACTTGAACACGTTGTCGGTGATGATGGGGACGATATGATCATTCGTCTTCCCCGTTAAATCGTTCCATGTGAGGGCCATAAGTCCTTTGCTTTCTTCGGTTCAGCTTTTGCCTCGCCGATGCGCCCATTCGGGCCAGAGATGATTGAAAACCGCGGCTTGCGCCGTTGTCGCCCTAGTCTCCCAGGCTTCGCCTATCGGCTTCCTAGTCAACTCACCCCTGCTATCCCTGAAGGCTTCGCATGGGAACCATGCTTCCTATGGAGATGCAGTGCGGGAACTCAAGGTGTCCCGCCTACCTCAATGCCTTAAAACTTGCCGGCGGCTCTCAATTCCGCCGATGCCGTTCTTGCCGCGGCCATCGTCAAAGACTCAACATCGCCCTCAGACGCCGCACTTTCTTCCAACATCTTTTGCAGACTGCCCCTGGCCCCGCCAGTTGGGAATTGACCCTCGCTGCCGCCACCCGGCATACCGCCGCGCTCGGCAATAATCTTTTGCGCCCGCTCTTCCGCCAACCGCTCAATGTCGGCCGCCGTCTTCTTCTCGCGGGCTATCGGCTCAAGAATCTTCTCCATAACCACCATCGCATCGAAACTCTGCTCTTTGGTCATGGTGTTGAAAAGATTGTTTCGAGCCTCAACGTCAAACGTCTTTCCGGTTTCCTTCTCGTATCGCATTGCCGCAAGTGCTGTGCTGGCCGCGAACCCGCCAAGGAAAGGAACTCGATTGGAGTTGAAGTCGGTCTCGAACTCTTTGTACTTTGCGTTGACCGTCTCCTCTACCAGCTTCTTGCCCTCGCTGGCGTACAGGTTCCGGTATTGCTCGGCGTTCAGGCTCATGCCCGAATCCGCCACGATTGCCTTCACGCGCTTGTCCAACTCTGCCGGGTCCATATCGCCTCCAACTGCCGCCTTTCGGGCTTCTTCAAGCTGCTTCTCAAGCTCGGCCTTTTGTCCAGGCCACAACGGTTTCGATTCCTCATCGATCACACCCTCTTCCACTAGGGTCTCCCAGATCGGAACCTTCTCGTCAGCCCACGCCTTCATCCGTGCGTTGTACTCAAGAGCTTCGGAATATTCCTTTTCCTGAGTTTTCAACTTCTGAATGTTACGGTCGTAGTCCGCTTGCCGAAGCCGCCCGTCTTTGAACTCGGGGACTTTCTGCACGATGTTGTCAATGACCTTGCGTTCCTCAGCACTAAGCCGCGCTGCCGCTAAAATCTCTTCCCACGTTTGGACTGCCATCTCGCATCCTTCCTCGCTTCCCTTTCGGGCTTCGCGGGGCTTCGGATAAGACTGCCGTTTCCGACTTCTTACCTGTTATCGTTGCCCTACCCCGGCATCTGCCCCGGAGTCGGTGGCGTCGGTATCTGAGGAGGTCCGCCACCCGGAGGTGGTGCCCCCATACCCGCCGACTGTGGTTGCTTTTGCGCCGACTGTGCCATCCCCACCTTCAAAGTGGCTATGGCCTTCTGGATGAAGGGGCGCATCGCCTCATCCTGAATTCCGCTGAGAATCTTTTCCACGGTCCCCACAGCGGTCTCGATGGGACTCTTCCCCATCTGACCCTGTGCCTGCCCAGCCAGAGCACCAAATGCCGGCCCTGGACCCATCTGGGCTTGTACGTCCGGCGCCATCGGCGGCTGTGTCATTGGAGGCATGAGTTAGAATCCGTTCTCGTTGTTTTGGAGCTTGCCGGTCTTCACGTTGACACTCGTAGCTTTCGGAGTGATCGTGGTCATCTCGCCCTCGTCGATGAATGTACCAACCGGATCGAAGGTTCCCTTGCCCAATTTCGGGGAGGAGGTATGAAGAAAGTGGCCTTGCTCAATCGACTCGGCCATTCCGCTGCTCTTTGCCATGATGATCCCCTTGCGATGGTGTGGAGGGGCGCGGTGAAACGCCCCTCGTTCACTGCTGAAGCCGTAAAACTACTTGCGGCCCTTGGCCTTCCGGCCACCCTTGCGCTTGCCCTTGTGACGAGCCATGGTGTATATCCTTTCCGGGGTTTCCCCCTGGGTTTTTTATTGCAGCCGATTGCTCGGCTGGCGGCCTCCACCGCTGAGGTTCCCCAGGGAAAGATTCTGGGCCTCTCGGACAAAAGAAAAAGCCGCGGACGGGATTTCTCCCACTCGCGGCTGCCGCAATCTCTCCGGTTTCCCGGTAATCGCTACTCTTGCCCTGTCAGAATCATTATCCGTCGCTGAACTTCTGTCAACGACTTTTTGCAGTGCAATGAAAAAAACTACTTGTATGACTTTTTCTGCGTCAGTTGAATGTCCATTATCCCGCCGTTGTCACTTCCTTCAACAACAAGCGTCCACTTCCTCTTAGCCTCGATCGCTGACTGGATCGCCGCCAGAATCTTTGGAATGTCCTGCTCGGCTACCTTCTTGCTCGCCTCTGCCGTGCTCATTTATGGCCGCCCTTCGGTGGTGCGCCAGCTTGTGCCTGAGCCATCGCCGCGGCCTCCATCTTCAATTCCTCATCGTTCTCCTTCTCATCAATGTTCCAGTTGAGAATTTTGAACGTCTGCTTGCGAGATAAGTCGTGGACCTTCCGCATCTGGAAGGCGATCGGGATGCGCTCCTGCTGCTGGATATGAAGCAACGTACCGCGCTCAGTCTTGTAGTGATACCGGCGAACGAACGCCTCAGATTGGATTCCGTCCGGTATAAGCGTCCCTGGCTTGTCGTCCATGTCTTCCCTCGCCAGTCCTGCTGATCCGAGTAACTCCATCCTGCGCTCCGCGTCGTAGAACTGCAAAGCGTCGGCTGCCCACTGCTGACCGATTTCGTCGTTGAACCATTCGACACTTCGGCCCATCACGCGGATCGGCGTGTTCTTCGCCATCTGGATCTTGTCGAGGGAGTCCCCTGAAGGAACCTGCTTCTTCCCAAGGGCATCTCCCACAGCCGATGCGCCGGAACTCTGCTTCATCGACTGGAGGATCTGCGTGTAGATTTGCAGGACGTAGGTCGGAAGCACTGGAGGTGCCTGCCACGTTGGAGGGTGAGGCGCGTTCTGGCTGTAGGTGATCTTCAGGTTCGGTTTGGAACTGTCGATCGCCTTCATCGCCGCCGGATTGATCGCGCTCTTGGCCGCCATCAAAGCCGGACTGATGGCCTTCTTGACCGTCTGGAGCATCCCCGACATCATCTGGTTGAGAATATCCTGCTGGGACATCCACGGCTTTACCACGCTCAATGCGTACTGCTGCCACGGCACTGCGTAGAGTCCAAGGCTGGCGAACGGCTTCTTGCGGTGGAAGTAGGGACTCGGATAGTCGTACAGCGTCACCCTGCCGGCCCTGATGAAAACTCGGCCGCGGGGGTACAGTTTCTTCCCCGGCTCGACCCAGTATCCCCACGCCGCGCCCTTCGGCCCCATCCAAACCCGCTCACGCGATTCGTTGATCGAGTCGTCCTTCCTCCAGAACTCCTGCGTCTCTGCCTGGGGAAACTGGCTCGAATAGGATTGCTTGTCTCCAGCGCCCAGCAACCTCTTCATGCCGGGTGACAGGGGGGGGAACAGTTGAGGCGCTCCCGTTGGACCCTGCACGTCAACCGTGTACCGGCTCTTCTGCTCTTCAGCCCTGACGTACTTCCCCATCGTCGGGTAGGCTCTCTTGATCCATGAGAGTGTCCGCATCCTCCGATAGACTACGCACTCGTCTTCCTGAAGATCGTCGCCCATCCCCAGCCGCAGAATCGAACTCGGCGGCAAAGCCTCCAGACTCAAGTCTCCGTCTGAAGGATCTCCGCTGTCCCCTCTGGCGAACGGGTTCCAATAGAGCTTGGCCGGCGCCGAGGTGAACATCGCCCACATGATGCAGAAAGCCATCCGGCGCTCGTACCCAGACGTTGACACCCAGCCCTTGTTCAAGTTGTTGAGGATCTTCTCGATCTCGGAATACTTCCCGTCGTTGGCAATATCGACGATGTGCGAGACTGGCCGGATGTCTGTGATGAGGCCGATCGTCTCCCAGAACATCGACAGAAACTCGTTGCTGACTGGCTTTGCCCGGTAGGAGGGCATCGCGTCCTTCCACTGCATCCCTACCAGATAGTCGAGAGCGTTTTGAATGTCCCGGAGTTCAGGAACGTCCTGCTGAAGAGCAATACCTTCCTCAACTGCCGCATCGCACCAATCGTTGAGTTGGGTGTAATACTCAAGTCGTGACGTGGTTCGTTTGTCGTCCTCGTCCGGCTTTGGCCTTATCTCCGGGAATTCTTCAATCACTGTGACCCTTTCTTTCTAAAACCAGTTTTCCTTGAGCGCCATCCGCAATTTTTCCTCAATAAACATCTTGAGAGGCATCGGAGGCTCGGAGTTCTTTGCCCTCTCCTTGGCCGGCTCGTACTCGTCTCCGAGGTCAACCACGATACGCCCTGGCGAACGGCTCTCGTATGCCTTGAGGTCTTCCGTGGCCGCCTGCGCTTCCGCCTTGGCCTCGTCCACTTCACACATCTTAGCCCAGACCACGCCAACAAGTTCACTCGAATTTGTAAAATTTTGGCCCAGCTGCTCGAACAGGCGGTTCTTGTCCGTCTCCCCGACAACCATCACATCACCGTCTACCAACTGAAGCAAGACGTTCGCCACCACCGACTCCAGCCCCGTGGCATACCGCCCGTCGAGAGCATCCTTGATCCTCTGAGGAATCTTCAGGGTGATCGTCGTCTGCCCCTCTGGAGACGGAAACTTGGCTGGTCCAACTTTGAAGACTAGCTTCGGGTTGCTGGCATAGAAGTCTGCCGTATCTGTCCATCTGTGATTTGAGTTCTCGGGGCAGATCAACCTTCCCTCTGTTGCGAGAATCTGGACCTGCTTACCTGTTTGTTTTTCGCATAAACTGCAAGCGAATTCTGTCTTCAGTGTCGGCATTATTTCCTCTCTTTCATGCTGCTCTTGCGAATTCTCCGTGTAGTTGTTTGACTGCCTCACAATATACTGCGTGGGATAATCATTTCTTGGGGTGTCATCAGAACCTCCAGTTCTTGTTGGCGATTTTTACCGGGAGTTCACCGCTCCCGACACCCCTATTCTACTCCTAATCTGTGGCATCTTTCTCCTCCTCTAACTCGTGGTTCCTGGGTTCGTGTACGGCTGAAGTTGGACCGTTGGAACTTTCCAACTCGTTCCATTGTTCGGGCAAAACACCGGAGAGTTATGGTACGCAACACACTCCCCGTTCACCCACGCTACGGGAAGAATCGTCCCGCACGATACGCACCTCACTGACTGATAGGCTACTGGCTGCATCTTTCCCCTTCTGTTACTCTTCGATTGGATTGCACTCGATCGTGGGGATCAAGTACGTCCGGTTGTCATTGGGACAGTATCCCGTAATTTCGTGCTTCGCTGTCCATTTTGAGATATCCCCTGAGAAGTCTCTGTTTACCGCAAACATCAAAGCTATTCCGCAATGACGGCAGATCACTCGTTCTGGAAGTCCTACCGGGTTCATTCTCTCCTCCTGTTACTCCAAAATTTGGACTCAGAAAGTCTTTGGGTTGATCTCATACACCGACGCGATAAAATCTTCTTGCCTGCCGACGATGAATAGAGTGTTGTGTTTTTTGTACAGGAAATTCAGCGTAGGAATATCCGCGCTGAAGCGTTCTTGAGGCATCGCCTTCGCCCACATCCGGTTAAAATCCCCAAGAGTTACAAAGCAGATCTTCATCTGGTTTTCCATTGTTCCCCTCCCTATCTTCTTATCCAAAACTCTTCGTAGAGCAGTATCCCGATCATGACACCGCCCACGATAACAACTACCATCCATCCACCATTTTCCATCTCTTCCCCTCGGTTACTGGTAAAGCCAACTGTTCTGGTCGTCCGACTCCATATCTTCCTGCTCGGCCTCGTACTGCGCCATCGACTCCGCTGTGATCTCTTCTGGTGCTACCCCATCCTCGTGCATCCTGGCCGCCGTCCCCGTTCCATCAAATACCGGGCTGTAGTCCGTTAACTGATAATCTGACGGAACCCGCCTCTTCCCCACCCCCTTCAAGTTCACCACCGCCGTCGCCCCTGAGTCCCGCACGATGCTGCTGCCGATGTTCTTCCCCGAAACCCGCTCGGCCTCATGCTGCGAATTTGTCGTCTGAATGATTGTACCGAATCTGTCGAGGATCTTGAACTCGTTTTGTTGCTTAGTCGATTCCTGCTTGCTCCCGCCCGTCCCCTCGCGCATCTCGCGGTACTCGTTCTCATGAGCGCAGTAAAGAGCAATGTGGATCGCCATCTGGAAATCATCATGGGCGCCGTCACCCTCCGCACCATCCTCTGTGAAATCGTAGAACTCGTCGCACGTGAACTTGTCTGGAATATCGATCGAGTCATCGAGTAGGGTCTTAGACATTTTCGACATAAGTGCGCGTTTGGTCTTGTCGTTTGTCCAGAACCCCATGATGTCCGTCATCCAGTGGGTCATCTTGTCGAGGTGTTTATAGCGATAGATGTTCTCGTACTCGTACCCGCGAACCAACTTGTTGTTGGTGACCATGCCCATCGCGTTGACTTCCACGGCCGCTAGAGCTTCGTTATACATCCAGCAGATAGCAAGCACGACCTCTGCAAGCGATTCAGGATCGAGATACCCGTGCCAGCAAGCTACTTGCTTATCTTGAGCAAGGTCACTCGTCTTGATAACTTGGCAGCAAGAATAATCTCCTCCGTCATTGCCAAGACTTACATCCACACCTACGCAGTAAGTCGCTCCCGACTCTGCCTTTTCCCACACGTGGAACCTATTATGAGTCTTCGGATACTCCAACTCCTCGCCGGCTTGCACCTCACGCATCTTCGCCCGCGGAACTCCAGCATTAAAGTCGTAACTAATCTCTCCAACCCACTTCGGGTTGCGCGTCCTCTTCATCAACTTGTTAATAACTCCGAGCGGATATGCAGTCACAGCCGAGGTCTGGAAGCTCTCCTCTGCGTTCATACTGTATTCCTGACGGAACATTTTGTCGTCACCGTCAGTCGCTACGAAGTCGGCAATACGCTTCCGCCGCCAGTTGAACACCTCATTCTTGATGGTGTAATTCTCTTTTGCGAAAACCTGTTCCTTGATGAGTTGCTCTTCCTCGTTCAATACGAACTCGGTCCCCTTCGGGATCGGCAGAGAGTAAGTCTTCTCGCGCCGATAAAACGGAACGTAGATTGGGTCCCAATCGTTGTCTCCCGCCTCTGCCTTGCGCCAGAGGTTGTGCCATGCGTCATTACGTCCGTTCGGCGTGGAGATCATCACGTAGATGCCATCCAGTGCGTTGAACGTAGGGAATAGAGATTTCGTCAACTGAGTAGGATCGTTCCAGAACGCCAGTTCGTCAAGGTGCGCCCGGTTAAAGGTCTTACCGCGGCCCGCACCCGTAGGTTTGTTTCCGTTGTCTGCGTAGAGTCGAGTCTTCAGACCTGGGCGCGTGTAGCGAAGCACATCGTCCTTCTCGTCAAAGTCGATGAACTTACCCTTCTCCTTGTATCTAATTCTCGGACGCATCCACCAAGGTAACTCGTCGATGGCCGCAGC